CGGTCTGGCCGGCAGGTCCGGAAGGGCCCTCGGGGCCGCGAGGTCCGACTGGACCTTGGAGGCCGGTAGGACCTGCCGGGCCGGCCGGTCCCGCGGGTCCGGGGTCACCGTCAGGCCCCTTCTCACCGCGGGGGCCTCGCTCGCCGTCAGGTCCCTTGGCGCCGGGGGTCTTCTTGAACGTCTCGAAGTCGCCCTTAGTGACGTAGGTCGCCGTGGCCTCGATCTTGGGGAGGGCGGCGTCAGCGATGCGCTTGGCCTCGGTGACGGCCTCGATAGTGGCGTAGGTGGCGGCCGCCTCGATCTTCGGCAGCGCGGCATCCGCCTTAGCGGAGATGGGGGACAGGGCGGACGTGCGAGCGTACTGGGCGAGCTCGGTCTTCAGGGCGTAGTCACCCAGCTGGGCCGTCTTGACGTAGCCGGACAGGTCCGGAATCTTCCCGTCCCCGGCGAGTTGAGCCTTCGTCAGCTCTTCCTTCGTGGCGTAGGTCGTGGCGGCGACGGCCTTGGGCAGGGCAGCGTCAGCCGTCTCCTTGATCGAGGCCACCTCCCCGGCGAGAGAGGCGGGAGCGAAGGTCGAGGCGGCCTGGGTGGCGTAGGTGCGCAGCTCCTGCTTGGTGGAGTAGGTCTCCGTCAGCTCGTTGCGGGTGATGAACTTGCCGTCGGCGTCTGCGACGTGCTGGCGGAAGTCGGCGGCCTTGGCGTAGGCCGTCTCGGCGTCTGAGGAGGTCAGGTAGGCGCTCAGGGACTCCTTGGGGGCATAGGTGCTGAGGTCCGGCTTGGCGGCCTCGACCTCACTCTTCGTGGCGTAAGTGGTCTGGGCAGCTGCCGTGGTGAGGTACGAGGAGAGCTCGGCCTTCGTAGCGGCCCCAGTGACCGAGGTGGACAGGGAGTCGACGCGGCCGGACAGCTCTTGACGCGCCTGCGAGGCGTCGGCCTTCGTCTCGTAGGTGGCCTGAGCATCGGTGGTTGTGACGTAGACACTCAGGGCAGTGAGGGGAGCGGCGGCGTCGGCAGTGGCCTTGACCGAGTCGATACGCTGACCGAGGGCGGTGTCCGCTGATGCGACCTCCGCCTTCGTGGCCAGGTGGGACAGGTCAGGAGCCTCACCCTTGCCGCCGAGCTGGGCGTTGGCGAGGTCGCTCTTGGTGGCGTAGACGCCGGCGGCCTCAGTCTTGGGCAGGTAGTCGGCGAGGGACGCCTTCGTGGCGTAGGTCTCAGCGACGGCCGCGGCGGCGGTCTGGGCCGCGGTTGCGGCGGCCTCGGTGGTCTGGTACGCGGCCAGGTCCGTCCGGGCGGCGGCTGCGTCCGCCTTAGTCGAGACCGCGGAGACGGTTGAGGTGAGGGAGTCGATCCGAGTGCCGAGAGCGCCGTCGGCCGCCTGCATCTCGTTCTTGGTGGCGTAAGCCGACAGGTCCGGAGCCTGACCGCCGCCCCCGAGCTGGGCCTGAGCAAGGGCCTCCTTCGTGGCGTAGGTTTGCTCCGCCTCCGCACGAGGAAGAGCCGCCTCGGCGGGTGCCGAGACGACATCGATGCGCTGCCCGAGGGCGGCGTCCCCCGAGGCCCGGGACTGTTCGGTGGCCAGCGCTGCGGCCGCCTGCTTGGTGAGGAATCGACTGTCAGCCCCTTCGCGGCTGTACCAGGTCAGGTCGGCCATTGCGGCTTTACCTCCAGGTGAGTACTCCATTGCCGAGGCTTATGACCTCAGATGCGTTGATAGCCTCCAGTGTAGTGGCATTGTCCACACTCCGGACACCTCTAGCGCCAGGTTGGGGCTGCGGGGTAGGAGGCTGCGGAGTCGGCAGCTCGGTCAGGAGATCCGCCAGGTTGAGAATCTGACCCTCCGACAGGTTACGGATGGTTCGGACATGCGCCCCCAGGTCCCCCGGGATACTGAGATCTATCTCATAGTTTCCAGGCTGGATGGTCAGGTCCCCGCCATCCGGCGTGACCAGACGTCCATCAGGGCCGATGCGCGCCGACACCCACCCGGCAATGATGTCGCGGGCGGGTAGAGGGGCTCCGAGAGCTGTGGGGGTGAAGCGGATCCGCCCCATACGGCCGAGGCCGTCGGGGCCGGTGACCCGCCCAGTGACGGTGACTGAGGCAGACATCAAGGCTCCTGACGTAACGGTATCGTCTCAGTCTTCACTCTATCAATACGAGAGTGTAATGACTGGACTTCCGTATATAGGTGAGACCGATCAGTGCGGGCGTCATTGCGGACACCTTCGACCTGGTTCTCGATGCGGGCCATGCGGGCGTCATGCTCCCGGTCCGAGGCCCGAAGCTCATCCACTGCGGACGTCAGATGAGCCAAGCCGTCGAGGACCTGACCGAACTTGGCGTCGAGGTCGTCCCTCAGGTTCTCGGTGTGGTTGTTGTGTACGCCCTCCGAGGCCGACTCCGCCGCGTTCGCCGCCCGCACCACGTGCGCGCTCATCCGGGTCATCCGCTCCTCCAGGCGCTGCTGTTGCTTGTTGATGGTGATCCGTAGCCAGGTGATGAGGGCCGCCAGCAGGGCCGTCCCCGCCGCGACCGCGTCGGGCGAGGCGAGCACTGCGAGAATCGGGTCGGGGACGTGCCCTGCGGGTAGCACTAGACCGTCACCTCAGCCCGCGTGGCGCGGCGTGTAGCCGGGCGTCGAGGGGGTGTCTGTGGGGATGGCGCGGTCGGTCTCCGCCGGGGCGGCGAAGGACTTCAGGACCGAGGCCAGGGTCGCAGTGGCCGCGACCCCGAGGACGGACTTCCAGTCGAGATCGGCGATGGAGGAGCCGATCACGAGGGCGCCCAGCAGCGCCTGGGCGAAGGTGGACACGGCGCGCTCGACCAGGCCGGACCAGAAAGACTTTGAGGTGTACATCACTTGCTCTCCTTCAGGAACTTGCGGAAGGCGGCTCGGAAGCACTTGAACACTGGGGAGTCCATCGGCTGGCTGCGGGCGCGCTCCAGCTGAATCATGGTGGAGTTGGCGCGGTTGAAGCCGGTGCTCTCGCGGGCCCCGTTGGCGCCGTAACAGAGGCGGTCATGGAAGTCCGGCCACAGGGGCGTGGGGTTCCCGAGGGCCTGCTTGTACGCCTCGGCGATGATGCCTTGAGGGTGCTGAGTCTGGACGCCGTCGCGCAGGATCGCGTACTCCTTGCCGCAGGTGCGCTCGATGTAAGTGAAGTGCATCTGCATCCTTCCATAGGTAAGGGCGGGGCCTTCGGGCCCCGCCCTTAGTCTATCCCTATGAGTGGATAGGTGGCTGAAGGTTCAGCCTTTCAGCCGGTCAGTTCGGGTCATGCATGAGCGCCCTGGAGTCGCCCCACGACCTGTTCAGCGCCTCCTGGAGCACCGCACAGGTGGCGGCGCCCCACTGACCGTCCACGAACTTCTCGAACGGCCAGTCAGGGGCGAAGCGACGCCAGACGTCGGACTCCGGCACGCCCGGCACCCAGTTCCACAGAAGGTACTGGAGGACGATGATGAGGTTCTGCGTCCACGCGCCGTCCTCGGGGAGCTGGTCAAGGCCCGTCAGGTGCTTGATGCTGGCCGAGGGGACTTGAGCGTTGAGGAACCTCACCAGGTGCATCACGGCCCACGGCTCGGGGTGACCCCACGTCCCCATGACGCGCTGGAAGCGCCTGGCGGTGGGCGGGTCCCAGATGCCGTTGACTCGGATGAGGCCATAGCCGTCGCGGGCCTGATAGGACGGGTCGTCCTCCGCCAGGGAGTCCCAGTCGACGTCGGTGCCTCGCGCGCGGTTCAGGTCCAAGGCCCCACCGTAGCCGGGGAGGTGACCATCCTCGGTGTACTGGTGAATGAAGGGGTGCCCCCAGTACGGGACGTCCGGGCTCTGAGGGTCGCCCCAGCCGTCGTACCGATCGGAGTAGTAGGGGCCGCCGGCGAACCACAGAGGGTACTTCGAAGCGACGGACGACCAGTCGTAGCCGCGGACAGCCGAGCCGTTCATGTAGATGCCTGGGCGGGCGGTCGAGCGGGATTCGACGCCCTGGAGCCAGGCCAGCGCCCAGGCGGCCCCGAGCGGGACGGCGTTGGCCTCCCAGTCCAGCCACAGAGTGGCCCGGCCGAGGTAGGGGGAGACGGCGTCCATGAAGGCGGCCACCTGAGCGTCCACCGAGCTGGTCGGGCGCGCGAAGTGGTAGAAGCCGATTCGCTTGCCGGCCGCGAGGGCCTGCTGGGCCTGGGTGTGCATGAACGGGTTGACGTAGTCATCGTCCTCAGTCGCCTTGATGATGACGAACTGCCCGGGCAGTGCCCCCAGGTCGGCGCTGGACTGGTAGGAGGAGACGTCGATGCCCCACATCTCGCCCCACGTCGCCGCCGACTTGGTGACGGTCGGCGCGATCGGAGCCGGGGCTACGGATGCGTTGGCGTGGGCGAACTCAGGCCACTGCGCCACGAAGCGCGAGTCGTCGAAGCGGTGGCACGACGTCCACGCGCCGCGGGAGGTGTGCGGGTGGCCGGAGTAGCGTACGGTGCGGGTCTCCTGGCCGGTAGTGTCGCCGGCGTAGCCGTCGATGCTCCCGTCCTCGGCGATCCACGCCTCGGAGACGAGCGGGTCATCGCCGTCTTCGACCACCACGACGACGTGGCCGACGCCGCCCTCGTTCGCGGCGGAGAGGATGATGTCCCCGGTGCGGAAGCCTCCGGCGGGGGTGAGGTCCGAGTCATTCCAGGAGACCTCAGCGAACCCGCGGGCCTCCATCCCGCCGCGCATGTTGCCGGTCCAGAAGTCGTCGATCTCCAGGAGGGCCTGATGTCCCCACGGCACGCCGTAGTTGACGTGCAGGCCGTAGTTGATACAGCCACATGCCAGGGACGAGCAATCCGCGTTCTGGGCGGTGGTCACGTAGCCGAGCTCGTCAGCGTTCGAGAACCACGAGCGGCGCTCGGGCTGGCTGTATCCGATGTCGGCCGTGTCGGCCAGGTAGCGGGCCTGCCCCGCCGTAGTCGTTCCTACGCTCACTTCTTCTTCTCCTCCGTTCCGGCCTTCTCGGCCTCAAGGGCGGCGACCCGCATCTCAGCCACCACAGCGCGGCGGGTGAGTGCGGCGATCTCGAAGGTCAGGGCGTCGATCACCTGGACGGCGTCGACCTTCCCCTGTGTGGACTCGTTCACTGGTTCTCCTCATAGTCGTCTGGACGTGGGGCCGGGCCGTACAGCCCGCCTCCAAGTATCTCAGATCCGAACCCGTCCTCCGGCGCGGCCAGTCCCGGCTGCCACATGGATTCCCGAGCGTAGTCTCGCAGGACCGGCTCCCCCGCATCATCCCAGTCCACGTTCACCTTGCGGGCGCCCTTGACGAGGACGGACACCTGAGCTCCGGGGGTGCCTTTGAGGGTGACGTACCACGGGGCCGCGTCCACCCCGTACCCCGTCTTCGTCAGGGTCCCGGACACGCCTGACTCGGTCAGGACGATCCATGGGGCCTTCTCCGAGGCGATCTTCGGCACGTAGGTGGGCAGCTCCCAGCGGGCGGTGCCGTCCTCGCCAAGGGTGACGGTCTCCCAGTACTCGATCCCGTCATAGGGGGACTCCGTTGCCGAGTGGGTCAACCACAAGCCCCCGCGTTGCTTCGTCTCGCCGGGCACCGGCATGGCAAACTGCTTTGTCCCTGAGAAGTGGACTCCGGAGGAGTTGCACCAGACGGCGTTCTTCTGGTTCCACGCCATGACGACATCGCCCCCGGCGACGTAGCAGCCACCGTCGGTCCAGTCCGTGGCTCGCATGATGTAGCCTCCCTTGCCGACCCACAGCTTGCCGGCGCCTTTACCGAGGAGACCGTAGGCGAACTCCTCGCCAGTGGCGCGCAAGTACCCGCCCGAGCCGGTGAAGAACACGCCGTTCGAGTTGAACGAGAACGAGCCATTGCCTGCGGGGGTATACATGGCGATAGCGGCCTCCCCTACGGTGATGTAGGGGGAGGTGTTGGAGACAGACTTGCGCACCGGCCCCTGGATTACGAGGGACGGGTCACCGTTCGACGCCTTCTGGAGTGCCAGGGTGGCAGCCCACCAGCTGTCTTCCAGGGACTCGAAAGATAGGCCGCATCCGAACTTGATGCCGTTGTAACTGTCAGTCTTGGTCTCTCGGGAGACGATGTCCTCAAAATGAACCTGCGACCAGGTGTCTCGGCGACCGATTCTGCCGTAGATCTGGACATGGCCGGACCAGGCGTCAATATGCAAGGACTGCCAGCCATCGCTGGCGTAGACTTCCATCCCATCATCGGTGATCTTGATGCCCCGGTCCGGCGCCTTGGACGTCTGGATGGTGGCGCCTGAGATCACCTGCCCGTCGAGGGCGCCTACCTGGATATGGTCGGAGGTGATCGAGTTGGCGGCGATCATACCGGCCCTGATCTCCTCGAACTCGCCCTGCTGGGCGGTGATGATGCGGGTCCAGATGTTGCGGGCAACGACGTCGGTGAACGAGGCGTTGCCGGTCACGGTGAGCTGGTCTGTGGTCAGCTCCAGGAAGCGGCCGACGTCGGAGGCGATCTTGCGAGCGGCGATCTCGTTGATTGAGGCCGACCCCGCAGTCAGCTTCCCGACGTCGAGGTTGGAGATCTGCTGATTGTCGACCTGCATCCTCTCCCAGGACGAGCCGGTCCAGCGCCACTCCGCAACGATGTCGAGGGTGATGCCGTCCTGCACGCGGCAGGTGTCGCCCACGCTCTCCCCATCGAATGGGGGTCGAGTGGTTGCGTCTCCCTTGATGTAGAAGACCTGACCGAAGGTGGTGCGCATTCGGCGCACTGCGGACTCGATGGCCGCGCCAGTCATCTTGGACACGGCCAGCGAGTAGTCGTCCCCAGCCTCCTCCCAGCGCCAGCCCTTCGGGGAGTAGACGACGGTGGAGTCCGGGGCGGTGCGCGAGCTGGTCGGCGTTGAGTGGCCGGGCGAGGCGAATCCCGGGGAGGTGACGTACTGCCCTCCCCGGGCCTTAGGGTCTGCCGCTGAGGGGTTCTGAGGTCCTGCCATTGCTCGCCTTACTGTGCCTTGATGATGTAGGTAAGGGCCATGTACGGGGGCCGGTTCTCGTGGGCAGTGCCCTGACCGGTCGACTTAGCGATCAGGCCGGAGACTGAGCCGGTCTCGGACGTCGACAATACCTGCCAGGCGGCACCTCCGGAGACGTTCGAGGCGTACATACCGACGCCGCTCCTGCCGGGTTCGCCGGTCTTGCCTCCGATGTCGTGGGTGTGGGGCGGCAGGTTGTTCACTCCGAGAGAGACGGTGGCGGCACCGCCGGTGCCTCCGAGAGAGTAGGAATTCCCGGCACCGGCGATGAATCGGTCCCTCAGGTCCGGCACGCGGAAGTTGCTGGAGTTGGTGGTGCCGTGGGAGGTGCCGAGGACCTGGAACAGCTTGGCGAAGGCCGTGCGGTCGTACAGGCCTCCGTTGCACAGGACCCAACCGGTAGGGGCGTTGGCGCCTGCGAAGGCGATGATCGCCCCGACGGGGAGGAGGAGACTGGCTGCGTTAGTAGCCGAGGCGGCCACGTCCTGAACGCGGCGCTGGAGCTCGGACTTGGTCGTGTTGAGGCTGTTCTCGACATTTGTCACGCCCTGGGTGGCGGCGCTGATGCCGGACTCCATGCGGGTGAGGTCCGCGGCGGTGATGCGGGTCTCGCCCGCCCCGAAGCCGTCTTTCCACACCTTTGTTGCGACGTATGGCTGCATCACCTATCTCCTTCAGCTCTGAGTACGAATACGCGACCATCGGGAGCAACCCAGATACTCGCACCAATTTTACCGGCGTCGGGAGGTACCGGTCCGGCGTCTACGAGGGAGGTGGCTACCTGCGTCATGGCGTCGGTCAGGTGCTTCATCTCCTTGAGGGTCCCCTCGCGGGCGGCGCGCTGCATGGCGTCGCTTCCAGCGAGCTTCTCCTCGACCTTCTTCGCGATGGCGTCGGCATCGATGCTCTGCTCAAGCACGATGCGGGCCCGCTGAGACCACGCCGAGCGGTTGCCGGCGCGGTCGTAGGAGCGGAGGGCGACCTCCCACTCTTTGATCTCCAGCCCGGCCAGGTTGGTCCGCTGGACGGGGCGGGGCATGTCCGTGAACCTCGCCGGAGGCGCGCCGGGCGCGTGCACCGACACCTCGATCCCGGCGAAGTCATCGGGCATGCCGGCGTTGCCGACGCCCTTACCGTCCCAGAAGACTCCCAGAACCCCTAGGGTCTGGGTGAGCTGGGGTGTGGTGGGGACCGGTGGCGGGGTGACGTCGCTGGCCATGGTGGCCACGACCTCCTCCGACCAGGCGCCGGTGGTGTCCTGCGTGACGGCCCTCACGGAGAAGGCGTACTTCTTACCGCAGGTGAGCCCCCCGGTTTCCACCGACGTCCCTTTCGAGGCGAACATAGGGCCGGTGAGGTTGGGCAGCTCGCGGTAGGCGATCTCGTAACCGGTGACGTCCACGGCCACGCCGAGGGCGTCGGTTGACACGGGGCTCCACTGGAGCGAGGCGACGGCGACCGGCCACCCCTCGGCGTTGATGACGGCAGTGGACGAGACGTTGAGACCTTGAGGCGCCAGCGGGGCATACTTGCTCTTAGGCACCTCAGGGCGGGGATTCTTCCCGTCGGAGTTGACGGCCCCGAGGATGCCCTTCTGCTTCTTGGCCATGCGAGCCAGCAGGTCGTCTAGGACGGTTCCGAAGGTGACGTGGCCCTGGCAGCGGCCGTTCTCAGTCACAGAGATTGAGATCTGAGTCACTCGCATGCGCTCAAGGCCGTTGCGGCGGTCGACTCGCACCCAGTCTCCGCAGCGGTAGTCGAGGAACGGGAGCCACTGGACGTCGTCGGCCTCCCACTCTCGCTTGACCTCCTGCGCGGCGTTGGCGCCGGTCTTGAGAGTGAGGTCAGCCACAGCACGGGCGGTGGTCTCCAGCTCGACACCGCCAGCCTCGACGACCTTCTCAGTGCGGGGCAGGTCGGCAGGCGCCTCAGGGTTGCGGAAGGTCCACAGGCGTCCACCTTCGCCCTTGACCAGGACGTGGGTGCACAGCTTGGACCAGTCCAGCTTCTCCGGTGCCGACGTCGTGCCCGCGTCCAGACGCCACACGACGTCCTGATTCTCCCGCTTGAGCGCAGCGTCGGCGTTGTAGACCTGAAGCGTGCGACCACGCCACTGATAGTCAATCATGCCCATATTCATAAGGGCTTCCAATATGGACTTCAGCGAGATCGTGGTGTCGAAGGCGACGGTGGTCTTGGTGGCCCACGCCTGACCGGCCGAGTCGGTCGTGGTGTTGAAGTCGAGGTCGAGACCCTTGCCCCACCCACGAGCGACGGCCGCGTCCCAGATGGTGCGCAGGATCTGACCGGCGGTACGGGAGTTGAACTTGTACTTCCCGTCCTTGTCGGCGGCGCCGGCGGGAACGGACCACACGAGGGCGCCGTCGAGGCGGTGGCCGATGTGGATGAACTCGGCCGTGCGGTGGTCAGTACCGTCCCCGACCAGGTTCCACGAGGACGAGAGGTTCATGAAGCGGGCGTTCGGAGGCTCGGTCCAGGTGACTCCGTCGTAGGTGAGCTCGACGGCGATCTCAACCATGCGGTCGAGTAGCCCGCCGCGCACGCCCTGCTCGCCGTTGGGGTAGGACAGGGTGAGCGACGGCGTCTCCTGTCGAGGGCACGTGAACGTGCCAGCCAGGGCGTCGGGCAGGACGCCGAGGCGGGCGCCGGCCTCCTCGTAGGCGACGTAGCGCATCCCCAGTCCACGCGGGAAGTCCAGGCGGCGGGGCATCAGTACGACCTCCTCGCCTTGATGTAGCCGGTGCAGCCCGTAGCCGTGACCGAGAGGCGGCCCTGAGGGTCAGGGTCCAGGCGGAAGCCGCCCAGGCTCATCGAGATCTCACCGTCGGCGCTGCGCGCCCCTCCAACGACCTGCCAGTCGGCGGACGGGTTCTTCCACGCCCGGTAGGAGGCTACGTCCACCAGCAGCCTCTCAGCGCCAGTCAGGGAGCCGTTGAAGGTGAAGGTGGAGCCGGAGATGTTGTCCTTGAGGGTGCAGGTCTGCCCCGTCGGGGACAGCATCAGCCAGGGGTCAGGGATCGGCATGTTCCCGCCGGTCAGGGACCCCAGGTCGTTGAGGTTGACCACTGTCGGCTGCGGGTCGCGCCACAGGCCGGAGGCCACCTCGAAGGTGGCCGTTAGTGTGGCGATCTGTGACTCGGGGTCGATAGTCGGCTCGATGGAGGAGGACAGGCGAACGTCGGCCACCTTGAGCGTGTTGCCCTGCGGCTGGAAGCCGAGGGCCTGCATACGCCCGAAAGCCGTCAGGCGACGCAGCAGGGCGCGCAGGTTGAACTCAAGCTGGTCAAGGCCGCCCTTGCATCGGTTGCCGTTGCGGCCGTCCTCCCAGGAGAAGACGGTGAACTTCAGGACGACGGTGCCGGGCTTGAGGACGGTGGCAGGGATCGGCAGGACCCCGAAGCGGTTCGGGATGTCGACGCTGATGCGCCAGGGCTCGCCTCGAGTCGACAAGGTCGTCTCGGAGGCGAGGACCCAGCGCATCTTCTCGTCGTCCAGGTCTACGCCGTCGAGTGAGTAGATGGCCATGGGTGGGTGACCTCTCAGATCAGTGCCGCGAGGCGGATGCCCTCAGCGACCTCGTCGCGGGTCTTCGAGTCGGACTTCGCCTGCGGATAGTGGTTCGTGATGTTGATGGTAGCACCCGATTGGATCTGCCTATCAGTGCCCGAAGGGCCACGGGTGGCGTCCATCTTCCCGGTCCGGGCGTTGCTGCCGCGGACCGGGGAGACGTTGATCTTCGAGTCCAGCCCGATGGTCGCGGGCTTGGCGATGTCGTCCGTGAGCCCGGCCAGCGAGTTGCGGACGACTCCGTACTGAGACTCCAGGCCCTTGACGAAGCCCTGCATGATGAGCTCACCGGCGGGCTTGAGCAGAACCTTGTCGACCGGGGCCGGGCCCTTCCAGGATGGGAGCATCCGGGTCAGGCTGTTCAGCTTGTTCTTGACCGTCCCGATCATCGAGGTGATTCCGTTGATGAGGCCCTGGATGATCTTCCGCCCGGCGCCGGTCAGCCACGAGCCCGCGTTGGAGAATAGGTTCCTGATGCTGTTGGGCAGGTTCCTGACGGTGTTGACGGCGCTGGAGACCCCTGAGGAGATTGCGCTGGTGAGGCCGGACCAGGCGGAGGACGTGATGCTCCGCACAGTGTTCCAGGCGCCGGAGAATAGGGACGCGATGGAGGATCCCCAGCCTGATACCGTGCTGATGATGCCGGATAGCGCGCTGGAGACGACGGACTTGGCCTGATTCCACATCGCCGAGATGATGGTCCATAGGACCTGACCTAGGCCCCGAACAATGGCGTTGATGGCGTTCCACGCTCCCGTCACCATCTGTTTCAGGGCCTCCCAGGCCCCGGACCAGTCGCCGGTGATGACGGCGAGGACAAACTTGATGATCCCGGAGATGATCTGAAGGTTGGCCGAGAAGACGGCCGCGATGGTCTGAAGTATGACCGTGATAATCGGCATGAGCGCCTGCACCACGGTGCCGATGAGCTGGATCGCGGGTACGAGGACGGACATGATCGCGTCCACGATCGGCTGGATCAGCGGCACGACGGCAGCCAGCAGCTCGTTGATGATGGGGCCTAGGACCGCGAACAGCGCGGACAGGAGCGGGCCAAGTGCCTGGATGACCGGCATAAGGGCCGCGCCCAGCTGCTCAATGATCGGGGCCAGCAGGATGGCCAGCTGGGAGAAGACCGGAGCCAACTGCTCGACCAGCGCAGCGATGAGTGGGGCAACGGCGACGAGCAGCTGCCCGGCTACGGTGGCGATGGCGCCGAACGCCTGCCCCAAGGCGGGCATGGCGGGGGCGAGGGCCTGCACAGCGGTCAGGACGCTCTGGAAGAACGACACCAGCCCGCCCTGGAAGGCGGGGTCCTGGAGCGCGGCGGACAGGCCCTTCAGACCGGTCTCGATGATCTGCCCGACCAGAGGCAAGATCGTGGAGATTGTGGGGGCCAGCGAGACGAACGCCTGCCCGAGGGAGCCGACGCCGGCGAAGGCGTGGGAGGACGCCTCAGCCATCGAGGAGAAGATGGATGTCAAGGTCCCTTGCCACAGGGGGCCGTTGACGGCCTTGTTCGCGCGGTCCATGGCCGAGGCGATGGAGTCCAGCGGCGCGGACCCGGCGGCCATGGCGGTGAACAGGCCGCCGAGGATGCCTCCCAGGTCGACCACGATGTCCTTCAGCGTGCCGAAGGTCTTGGCGGCGCCCTGGATGGCCTGATCCATCTCGCCTGAGGAGGTCTTGGCCTGCACCCAGTTCTGGAAGGAGTAGGCGACGTCGTTAGCCCATCCGGCGATGGAGGGAAGGTACTTGGCGCCCGTCTCACCGAGGGTGAGGAGGGCGTCGGTGAAGGCCCCAGCCCCATCGCCGCCGATGTTCATCGCCTCGGCCAGGTAGCCGAGAGAGGCCTGGAAGCCGGGGATGTGCTCGGTCGCCACGTCGGTGACGGCGGCGGCCATCATGCCCATCTCGGTTGCCACGCTGGCGATGGACGGGCCTAGGGCGTCCAGGGCGCTGTTGGCGAAGTAGCGGACGGACTCGGCGGCCTCGCCCCAGAAGTGCAGGGAGATGTCCTCCTGGAGGGCGGTGAATCTAGGTCCGAGGTCGCCCAGGACGTCCTTGGCGTCCTTCATGGCGGCCACGAAGATGCCTACCCCCGCACCGGCGGCTCCGAGGATGCCGGGCAGCGCTAGCAGGGCGGGGAGGGAGTGCGCGACGCCCACCCCGAAGGCGGAGACGATGCCGACACCGGAGCCGAGGACCGAGACCAGCCCTAGGACGGCGGTGCCGACCGCTCCCATCTTCACGGCGGCCGTGTCCAGGTTGGTGAACAGGTCGTTCAGCGAGTTCTTCAGGTTGCCGAAGATGTTCCCACCGGCCAGGGCCTTGAGCTGGGCGGCGACCTTGGCGATGCTGGCCTTCGCCAGGCGGGCGTGGATGTCGACGAAGTAGGGCTTCTTGGTCAGACGCGCCAGGTCGAAGCGGGCCTTACCGTCGTCCAGATCGGCGTTGACGGTGGCCTTGCCGTCGAGCTTGTTGAGCTCGTGCTTGAGCTTGCGCTTCGACTCCTCGGAGAGGTTGGCGTGGGCCTCGATGTTGCCGCCGATCTCGGCGATCTCCTTGCGGAGCTTCTGGGCCGAGGCGCGGTCAAGCTCGCCCTTGGCGGGGATCTTCCCGTCGATTTTGGCGATCTGAGCCTTGATCTTGTTCTGGGCGGCTTTCTCCAGGGAGGCGTTGACCTTGAGATCGCTCTTGATGTTGGCGATCTTCTCTTTGATCTCGGCGATGTCGTGACCGTCGATCTCGACCTTGGCGTCGATCTCGGCGTCCAGGCCCTTGAGGTCCCTAATCGCCTTGGCCTGGGAGGCCTTGTCCAGGTCGACACGGGCCTTGACGGCGGCCTTCATCTCGTCGAGCTCGCGCCCGAGCTTGGCCACGGCGTTGTCGTCGAGGACAGGCTTCACCGGAGCCCGGGAGTCCATCTGGCGCAACTTGCGCTTGATGTCCTCGATGTCCCGCTTGGAGATCTCGGCCCGGGCCTGGCCCTTGGTCTGACCGATGGCGCGCTCGATGCGGCGCAGGTCCTTCGGGTCGATCCGAGCGTTGACCTGGAGCACGACGCCGTCGAGGGCGTCCTTGACGGAGTCGCGCATGTCCCGCGCCCACTTGTCGGCGGCGCGCTCGATGCGCTTGCCGATCTTCTTGAGGCTCTTCTCGATACCTCGCTCAGCGTCGCCGCGGAAGTCGCGCGCGTCGGCGCCTACCTCTACGACGACCTCGCCGATCTTGTCTGCCACGGGTCCCCTCCCGCTCGTACGTCAAGCGGGCGGCATCGCGGCCCGATCTGTCTAAGGCCATGATACCGCCCGCATAGGCTTGTGTTATCAGTGCAGTCACATCCCTAGGGAGGACTTAAGGGCGCCGAACCCGCCGGACTCGTTGCCGGCGAACCAGGGGCTTCTCGGATCCGTGACGGCGACGCCCTTGGGGGGCATCCACAGCTCTCGCTTCAGCTTCTCGGAGTCGTTCTCCTCGCCGGCGTTGCGGGTGAGGATCCACCACATGACGTGGCAGAAGCGGTTCAGAGGAAGCTTCTCCAGGTCGATGCCGTGACCGAGGCAGAACCCGTCGATGTAGTCCCACTCCGAGTAGGCCGAGGCGAGGAGCCTCTGGATCACGTAGTAGGGTTTTCCCCACTCGTCTCCATGACAGCGCTGATGAGCTCAACGACATCAGGAATGTCGAGGTCGTCGTCAGGGTCCTTCAGGCGCTCAGTCACCTTCGGGCCGATCTCCTTACCGAAAAGGACGAGGTTCCACTTCTCCAGACCGTCCAGCAGCTTCTCAGCGTCCTCTCCGGCATCCTTAAGGGCCTGAGAGAGGAAGACGGCCACGGAGGCCTTGGGCGGGCGGACCGTGTACTCGGTACCGACCAGTTCGATGTCAATGGACTTCCGGGTCTTGCCGGGGATCGTGATTGTAGCCATGAGGCGATTCTAATGGAAGTCAGAGGGTTTGATAAGCCGAGCGGCGTCCCGGACGAAGTGGGCGCCCTTGACCCCCCGGACCCACTTCGCGAACACGGTTGCTCGAGAGCCCTTCGGGTTGAACGCCATGAAGCGCTTCGTGGCCGGGCCGTGCGCCCTCGTCCCGTACTCCTGATAGGCGGCGTACGCGGTGCGGGCCCCTACGGAGAACGTCGGGTTGAGCGGGTGTTTCCCCGGAACCCGCTCAATTGTGACTGAATTCACCATACGTCCAGTGTCAACGCGCCCGGCGGACTTGATGTTGCGCTGAATGCGGCCCTGCGTGCGGCGGGTAGCCTTCAGGGCAGCCTTTTTAGTGATGTCCGCCACCTTGTCAGCGCGGATGGGTCCCTTGAACCTGACCCGGACGTGAGTCATGGGCAGTTCACCTTGACCGAGAAGGTCCACTCGCCGGAGACGCACCCGCCCTCAGGGCCCTGAGCCGACCACTCCATGTCCGAGGCGTTGGTCCCGGAGGTGAGGAACGCCCCCAGGTCCGCCATGTCCTGATGCAGGACGGCCGCGTCGGCCGTCAGGTCGTAGGGGCGAGGCCCCCGGCCGCGGTCGTCCACGACCTCGACGCAGCGCAGCGTGCCCAGCGCAAGGATCGCCTGCCAGTAGCGGACGGAGCAGGGGTTCCCGTCGGCGGCCCTCGGTCCGAAGACCGGCGTGACGGAGACGACGCGCACGTAAAGGTGACCTGCGCAGCACTCGTCCCAGGCCACCTCCGCCCCGGGGGAGACATACGCCTGGGACACGGCGTTGGACAGCGCGGCCGCGCCGCCCTTGAGGACGGCGAGGGCGGTTGAGTGGACGGTCGAGGGGGCGGGACTGGCTACCCTCCCGGACAGGGCAGCGTAGTCCTCCCCAGCGGCGCGACGGGAGCGGTTCAGGCGGGGTGCGGGGCTCACCAGATCACGCTCCCCCACCTAGACGGGGAGGCGGGCTGCCTGCGGACGTAGTCGTCGGGGTTGTAGGCCCGAGCCAGCTGGCGAGGCTTGCGGATCGAGGTGACCCAGGAGTCGACCAGCCAGATGCCGGTACGGCCCTCCTGCATCTCGTCGAAGTCGTCCTGCACCTGGACGGTAACGCCCTGGCGAGTGACGGTTTGGAGCCGGGCCGGCAGGGCGCAGTCACGGTCCATGCAGGCGGCCTTGGCCAGCTCCAGGGCGAGGACGCCGGCGGCGACCATGCCACCCTCGGGAACGGGGACGCCTTTGGAGTAGCGGATCTCCCAGGTGCCCTCCTCGGTGACGTCCCGAGATAGGTCTTGTACTGCCGGGAATACAGCCGGAACCTCGGTGCCCGACGTCGAGGTGCGGCCCGTCAGGGTGAGGGTGGAGCGGTTGTAGACCCGATAGGCGTCGGCAGGGAGAACTAGGCCGTTGATGGTGACCTTGTGGACCCGGTAGACGTTGCCGGGCAGGCGAATCGACCGGCAGCCGCCGGAGCACGCGCACACCCGTCCGCATGTCCCGCACACGACGTCGTGCAGCACCCCACCCAGACGGACCGGGGCGAAGGTGTGGCTCAGGTAGGAGGTCCCTCGGTAGGTGGGCTGCTGATGCCCGGCCAAGGGCTCGGGGCGCAGCGAGACGATGTCGGTCCCGAAGCGCCTCCCGGTCCACTCCCACAGCAGCTGGGTCGCCATGGCCTCGAAGGTGTGCTGCTGCTCGGGCCTGCCGGCCTCGTCCAGGTACTCCTTCAGGTCCTCGCACGCACTGTAGGAGACCGGCCAGTCTCCTGGGCCATAGCCCTGCTCTATTACATCCATGCCCTCTCCTACAGTGCGTGCTGGGTGCGGGATGGCTACGCCGCGATAAGCGGTGCCCGCAAGCCCGAGTATACCGATAGGACACTCTGATAGGTCCGTAGGCGGACTTTCTAGGCGTGTAGGTACGGTGACAGCCCCGCAGAGCGTTTGTGCGCTCTACGGGGCTGTCAGTGCCGGGGAGGAGCCGGCGGGAAGCGGTGGCGTCAGCCTACCATCACGGGACGGTGACCGGCTGGTCGCTGTCCGGCGGGGGAGCCAGCGCCGTGTCGATCATCAGCAGGTGGTCGAGCGGGTCGAGTGCGGTCGGGAGCTTGGCGTTCTCGTAGCCGCCTCCGCCCTGCTTCGGCTTCTTGACGACGTCGTAGGGGCCAGTGCCCCAGCCGTTACCGGACTTGGTGACAGCGCCAGTCATGGAGAACGTGATGGCGTCCTCACCGGTCACCTCGATGTCGCCGATGGTGCCTGCGGTGATGAAGGGCAGCAGCAGGTAGCCGCTGGCGTCCTCAGCACCGGCCGCACAGGCCTGACCGGACAGGCCGGTCCACAGCTCCAGGGCGAACTTCTTCTCGATCTTGCCGTAGGCAACCTTGAAACCGGCGGTGTCGCCAGCGTGGTCGAGGTACTTGGTGGCGTTGGTCACGATGTCCAGGACCGAGGGGTTCACACCGCAGAACTCCAGCTCAAGGGTGAAGTACTTGAAGGTGTTGGACTGCTTCTCGTTGACGCACAGCGAGCCGTCGGCCTTGCGGACGGTGATCTCGGTGCCATCCTCGACCTCGGCGGCCAGCTTGACCGACACGAAGCCGGAGGTGGCCACGGGCTTGTGCTGCGTCTTGTCGAAACGACCGCAGGTGTCCAGCGGGGTCACGCGGATGCGCTTGCCCAGGACGGGAGTGTATGAGTGAGTACTAGCCATGGCTCAGCGCTCTCCTTCGTACGTGACTTGCGTGATGGTGTAGACCACGGCCGCTGCGAGCACGGCCAGGGCGAGTGAGAGTCGGCGCGAGAGCATTACTCCTCCGCCGGCTTCAGGTCGAGCTGCGGGATACCGGCGTCAACGGTGACCCTGAACGCGTCCCACTTGTTGAAGCCGAGGACGTACTGACGCTCGGCCACCCCCGTGAGCTCGTTCTGGTCCTTGTTGAAGCCGCCCTCGGCGTTGGTCGAGGTGAAGGCCTGCCCGCGGTAGATGACGATGGGGCCGGTGGCCACGATCTGCATGTCGTCGGCGTAGCCTGCGCCAACCACGACGGGAGTACCCAGGCGGGTGGCGAAGCCTCCGCCCCGAGCCTCCTTGACCAGCTTGGCGTTTGCCATGATGCTGGCCAGTCGGCGCGGGATGTGCAGGACCGGCTGGAACCCGTACTGAGCCGCGTAGTGCTCCAGGACGGAAAGGCCCTGACTTAGGTCGAGCTTGCCCCCACCCTTGGCGGCGTAAGAACGGACCTTGCTCAGGCCGAGCCCGAGGCTCGGGCGCCCGGACCCCAAGGCCGCCGCAAACG